GTCAACATGGAGCGTTCCTGCGTTGATGTCACTTGCATTGTGCTGATGAGTTGCAGGCGGAAATGTAGATGGTTTGCCGTCTATGATGTCATAATGAGAACGGATATAGACAGTTCTATCTTTATTTGCAATATCTGTTCCGAACCCACTTGAGTTGACTCTTAATTCTACGTTATACGCCATATGAACTCCTTATACTTGAACGAAAGCATATGCTCCTGTTGGATGGTTAGCAGCGTTTGCGCATCGGTTAGATGATTAGCAGCGTTTGCATTAGTTAGATTTGTATAGATTCTTAATCCCAAAAGATTCTTTGTCTGATCCCATACTCGAAGTGGTGTCATAATCTTTGTATTTTCAGTGCCTGCTTTGGCTTCTGCATCGGATGCGATTTGGCCAGATTGTGGTGTCAGTGTCAAGTTGCCACTTGCATCGACTGATAGACCACCTGTTGTAGGAACGATGATACCACCTAACAATGATGACGTTGCTTTTCTCAAGGTGATGTTACCACTTGCATCTACTTCTAAGCCACCGGTTGTTGGAATAATCACACCACCCAATAATGAAGATGTCGCTTTTCTTAATGTAAGATTGGCGTTTCCATCTACTTCTAAACCTGTTGATACGATAACACCACCCAATAGCGATGTTGTTGATTTGCGTAGTGTGACAGCACCTGAACTGATTTCCAAGCCTGTGCCGAAGGATGCCTTACCTTTTAATGACGCTGTTGCATCATCGATGGTAAGATTGCCGTTGCCATCCAATCCAAACTCGGTTGCAAGTGACTTGATGTTGACCAAGTTGTGAAGCTTGAAAATGTTTGCTGCCGACATAAGACCTTTGACTGATTGGCCTTCCGATGCACCTGCGATTGCTTCTGGATATGTTGAGTTTGTGACTGACCAATTTGTGAACTCAATCGGATCACCGCCCAAGTTTGAAAGCCATGTGCCACCACCTGTTGTGCAGGCTGATTCGGTTTCATGATACACAACAACCGTAGGAGGCCATGTAGCGAAGTTGAATGAGTTAGTCGAACACATACCTGCAACGGTATCATCAAACATCTGATAATTGATCAGTGTCAGTCTATCGCCACGTTCTAGTGTCAGTGATACCTGGTTTGCAACACCATCATCACCAATTGCTGCATTTCCTCTAAAGTAGTCAGTGCCACTGACAACAACGGAATCAGCATTGACTTCAATATAAGCACCGTTCATCAAGGCAGCAGCAGCCGTGTTTGTGAGAGTTCCCAAACCGAGTGCTGTCTTGATTTGCAAAAATACTTCTTTGAATGTCTTGTCGGCTGTGATTGTGCCACCGTTTCTTGCACCATTAAACAACCAATCAGGAACGATGTCTGATTTCAGTTTGCCACCTGTATCAAGCAATCCTTCAACAAGACTCTTGTGTGTTGCAACGTTGACTTTTTGACCATCGCCAGAAAACGCTGATGCACCACCTGCTGATACTCTTAATTCGACATTGTATGCCATTATTCCTTCACCTCTTTAACTATGTATTCGTTGAGATAAAGTGCATTATCTACAACGCCCTGTAATACCTTGAGTAATGCTCCATGAACATTGATCACCTTTTCAAGTTCTTTGGCTCTTCGTGTGATGAGTCCTGTGTAGTATTTGTCTCTTTCCTCAACACTACCTGCAATCTTCTTGGCTTCTTCAAGTTCAGTCTTGAGTGGTGTGTATTCTTTTTCAAGTTCACGTCTCACTTCAAGTTTGATTTGTTCTCTCGATTGATTGCCTGAACTCTTGATTTGCTGAATTTCATTTGCATGAGTTTCCTTGAGGTCGTTGATTTCTTTGTCTTTCGCCTCAACTGTTGAACTCATATGCTCGTAATACTTGATGATTTCAGCCTTCGTCATCTTTGATACTTTTTCCAATTCTAATTCGTTCATGTTATCTCTCCCTATGTGTTTATTTTTATCATTACAGCTTGACCTGGTGGCAAGTTCGCAGCATTTGCATCGGCAACTGAGTCATAGATAATCAAACTCCTTACCGATATCGATAATCCTATATCAACAATGGCTTGATTGACCTCATCGACTATGCGATTGACCTCAGCCACAATTGAGTTATCAGGATCCAGTAAAGCAGCATACATTCTTCTCTTGATTTGGTCAGGTGAATACCCTTGCTTCGATGGATCATCCGGTAGAGTTTTGACGGTCTTTTTCTCTATTTGATTGACCTTATCTTGAGATATTTTTCTAACCGCCATTATCTGATACCTCGATTCATCATGCCGTACTTGTACAAGATCGTGATGTTATTGATGACAGCACTTGTTGGCGTTCTGCTTCCTACTTTCATGATGATGAAATTGAAGTCTTTCTCTTTTGTTCTGACGGTGTATGACGATGCAATGGCCGTCAAGAATGTAAAGTTATTGAAGTCGATATCATCAAATGTGAATGATGAGAAGTTCAGTGATTGGATGTTTGATGAGATGTTTCTTGTATCAAATCCAAACTCGATAGCACCTGTTGTAGAAGCATCTGCTGAGATAGTCATGCCTAAGAGTGTCTTGGCCACCATATTGCTTCCTAAGTCAAATATAGGCGTATAGAATATCATTTCGACCGGTTCATGGATAGTGATAACGAATGTGATCGGTGTGCCACTGTAACTTGTCAAAAGAACCATATTCCCATTCTCACTCTTTTTTAATGAGAAGTAGTTATTATCAGGATCATGTTCTTTGATGTATAGTGTTGTGTTGGATAGGTCAGCAAGCAAGTTGACTGATGCTGTCGGTAACACTAATACATCATCTTCGTCTGATAACTGAAACCAATCCGTATCTTCATCATAGTTTGTGATGTAGTACTTGGTATTTTCGGCTAAGCCACTCGTTGTGATGTTGTCGATATATACTTCCATGCCCTCATATAACATCAGTTCGGTGCTTACTTGAGCCTTGTAACCATCGGATTCAATGACTAAGTTGCTATTATGAATCAATAGTTCAAACACTGATGCTTTGATTTCGTCATTGACTTTGACCGGGATTTCACTGTTGTACACCAAGACTGAGTTTGAAAGTGTCAACATAACATCGCCTTCAGTAGCACGTATCAAGGTTCGATCACTGTATTTGTCATCGAATACGCATACACGGCCTTCGCTTGATCCAAAATGTAATTGGTTATTTGATACCAACCACGCACCAACCGGAATGTTGTTCCAAAAGTACCACTCGTAGTTGAACGTGTCATCCATATCTGATGCTGTTCTTATCTTTGCATCAGCCACAAATACATCCGATCCAATTGCAAGGTAGTACATATTGTCAAAGACGATTGCTTTCGCTTGAGTTCTTTCATAACTTGTATATGATGCAAGCTTCTTATTGATGTAGAGTGAACGCTCTCTGGCGTGTCTAGATTCGACTGAGACGTTCTCACCGAGTGTGATTGCATACACCCCTTGATGAGACATGAATAGATGGTCTCCAGTCAAGTTTTCAATGCTTAATGGTGCATCGCATCCGATGTTCGCATCAATCGCTTTATCAATCAATCTATACGATGTTGTCGTTGTTTCCGAATCGGCTACAAGTTCGACAGTTCTGAAATATAGTCTAGATTCTCTTGCTCTACTGTCTTTGTAGATCACTAGACCTGTGTCTGATAACCTGTCATATCCAACGATTGGATTATTTGTATTGCCTAGTACATTGACATATGTGTCCGGGAAGTATGTGAAATCGTATGCTTTAGAGTAGTGCTCTCTTGCACCACTTGCTAAGAACAATTGGTTTGTAGTTCCATAGATGCCGAAGATGATCCCTTGTGTTGCATTGTATATACCTGAAGCATCGACAACATCAGCTGATTCGTATGTGACAACGATATTGTCAGCACCTAACAAAGTTGGTTCAGTCGCCTCATAGAGTTTCAATACCCGGTATCCACCTAGTGCTGATACAGTCGAATACACCTTTAGTTTCCAGTATGTAAATACGATTGTGTCTTCAAAGGTTGATGCAACACGTGCTACACCATTGCCTCTTGATTGATCCCATAAAGCACTATCAGCAAATAACAGATAGTTGACTGTATCAACCGTGACAGGATCACTCGTTAGGTTGCTTAGATTCCACTTAACTGTTGCCAATTGATAGTCATATGCGGTTACTTCATCCCATGTGTAGTTCGCATTGGTTCCTAAGACTTCGAGGTTAAATTGACCTTTGGCATTCTCGACTATTTTTTCAGTTTCATCTTTATCAAAGAGGTATCGCTCAAGACCTGTCAGTTCCGGGAATGTTTCATAGTTCTTTTCCTTAAGTTCGTTGTTATCGATGTATTCAATATCAACATAAACCTTGCTGATGATGTTCGGTTCAACCTGTCTCACGTTTGAATCTAGTAACCATTCCAGATTGGTTGCATTTCGGCCTATGAGACTGTTTTTTCTCTTGATGGTCAATAGGTTGACTTCCTCATGAGATGCTCTTGAAACCACCGTAGATGCTGTGTCATCGATTGAAATGGTTGTCGTTGGAATATATGCGTTATCCCTTACTTCGCTGATGGTGTATGTGACGGATCCACCTTCAATGCTTTCAGTCATCACGAGATACATACCACAACCGATAATATATACCTTGCCATCAAAGTCAAAAAACTTCACATTCTCGTTTGCAACCGTTGCTGCTGTGAATAGAGTGGTATGAGATGAATAATCCATCTCAAGTCTATAGATTTTGTTTCCTGATCTGACAATATAGAATTCCTCAGCACCTTTGAAATGGTGCATTGCTGTGACAGGATTCGTAAACTTGTATTTCTCGATCCAACCTGGTCTCTTTTTCATTGTTCCATAGTCAGATAGGAAGTTCTTGCCTGCAACAGCACGCTTTGGATGCACTTTCAATGGTGATGTCGTGAAATCGACACCGAGAAAACTATCTATTGTGAATGTTTTTCTTTCTACCACAAGACATCAACCACTTTCGTTTGATTTATCTCTTCTTCTTGATAGAGATTTGATACAGTTCCTTCAAACAGTGCTCTTGCTTTCGATGCAAGGTCAGGTTCATCCTCTTCCAGTAGTTCACCTTTGATGAAATATGGAATTGCACGTGCAAGCTCGTCTTCTACCTGTAGAACATCATTATCACCTAGCGTTGTGATGTATGGCAGTTTTTCCCAATAGATCAGTCTAAATGTGCCTGGTCTATTTTGTAGGATCAATGTTCTTCCTTCAATCTCATAAGTAACCTTAGAATCGGTAGGATAACCATCTTCGTCTCTATATGTGATTCTTACGATGAAATCCACTGATGCAAACGTTGAGGCATCCAAATCAAAATACAGGTACTTGTCTTCTGACATATCACCTTTATCAAGTGTCAATGACTTCTTTGGTTGCTTTTTAAGTGATCTCAGTCTATCAAAGCAACGATTGATACTTCCATTCATGGCACGAAGATACTTACCATAGTTGTCGTTGGTGACAAGTGTCGATAAGTTGCTAATCGTGTAATCATTTTTGTAGTCTGCAAACATCAATTTCAATGCTTCAATTTTGATATCGCCTAGTTTTGTCGTTTTCATTTCAATCGCTCCTTTGATAAAAAGGGAGACAAAGGGTATATTGTCTCCCTTATGTTGATCAACTTACGGTAAGAAAATAACCGCTACTTCAAGGTTGGCATTACCGGTGAGGATAACCTTTCCCTTGTCAGTGCCTGAAACGTTCTTGAAGAAACCGGATTCAATTGAGAATGCTCTGGTTTCACTGTGTGGAATTGCGAATGTGACATCATTGATACCATATTCTGAGTTCCCACCTTTGATAGTGAGGTCACGACTGGTAGTCGTTGATGCGTTTTTCACGAGGATCACGCCATGAACGTCTTTGCCATCCCATGCAATTTCGCCACCATCGGTGCCATCGAGTGCTGTGAAAGCAATCGCAGGTGTGAGTTTTTGGAACAAGCCAACCTTAGTTGGTGTAATAACTGCTTTAGCCATGTGTTTTTACGCTCCTTCTTATAATGCAGCCGTGTCATACTTGACGTTCATGACAATGACTTCTTTTGGATAGATGATCTTTCCGTCATAAAGTGTCAAGCCCTTGACGGCATCTCCGAACTTACCTTGAAGTCTTTCGGCTTCAACTTCAGCGAATGGATTGGCATATCCGCAAGCATCCTTGGTGAATACTGGAATATAGTCAATCTGTGATGTGGTGTTGATGGTTCCACTGTAAGCGACTGAGTTTGACATTACGAATGTCACGCCATTGTATTTGCCAACAAATCCGTTCTTGAGTTTCTCGGAGTTGTCAGTGTCAAGGTCAGTGTATGCTTGCTTGAGCAATTTCTTGAATCTTGGAGTGATGACGGCATACAGTTGTGAAGATGTCATGCCTCTTTCTTCAGCCTTTTGGACGATCTTGTCGATTTCGCCCATGATGTTGGCTTTGGTCAATGCAACTTCGGATCCTGTTGCGTAATGCTTGCCCGCTTCGGTCTTGTCTTTGAACAAGGATGCGAGGTACTTGTCAATCTTGAGAGCCTGCTTGTATGCTGCTCTTTGGCGTGCTTTTCCGAGCAAACCTTCGCCATTCATAGCAAGTTCTCTGTCGATGTCACCGACACCGAAGTAGAATGTGTCAGCTTGTTCGACCTTCATAACAAGTGATACGTCTTCTAGAGACTCGACATTACCTGCTGAGATAATGCCTTCCTTGTTGGAAACGGCTGTGATGGTTGGATCAGCAACGCCCATAAATACGATTTCATCGCCTAACTTCGCTGCTTCGCCTGTGTATTCTCTTGAGAACAGTTGTGCGAAGACTGTTTTTTGATCGATTTCACGCAAGAAATTCGCTGCGTGTACGGTCGGTTGAAAGTTTTTGAAACTCATGATAGGTATTCTCCTTCTTTATTTTTTGATTTTTTTGTGATACTCGATGGAGCGATTCACCTTATCAAGGTTTGCCTGTGTTTCTTTGAGTGTCATCTTGTTGATTTGCTCAAGACTGAAATACTCAGGTGGTACTTGATTGGTTCCTCCGATGGCTCCAACTGATGCACGTTGTCTTGCAAGTGCTTTGGCGGCTTCTTCTTCAGCAGCCTTGATAGCGGCTTCTTTTTCAGCATCAGTTTTTGTTGCATACTTCTTTTGAAACTTCAGGAAGTCGTCATAGATTTCATTGAGTGGAATCGTGCCAACTTTTCCTTTTGCAAATATGGTGAAGTCTTCATCTTTGAGCAAATCATTCAATTTAACATCAGGGTGTGCAGCGATCAAGGCGTCAACCTCTTTTTGTGCTTGCTCTTCTCTTTGTTTTTGCTGTGTTTGCTTTTCATACAAAGTCTTCTTGTTCTTCTTCAGATACTCAGGGAAGTCTTTGATTGGATCGCCCTTTTCAAGTTCAATTTGTCTCATCACCACGTATGTTTCTACATCGTCCTCGTCAGCAATCGGCTTATTGGTATAAGGATTCGTGCCTACGGTTTCGATAATGGTTTTGATCCGTTCTTGTTTCTTAGCAAGTTCAATCTCTTCGTTTCTTTCCTTTTCTCTACGCTTCCGAGCTTCTTCAGCATTGCGTTGCTTCTCAGCCTCGACCTTTGCTTGTTCAGCCGCTTCTTTTGCAAGACGTTCGGCTTCTAACTCTTCGGCTGTTTTTTGGCTGTTCGCTGCGTCAATCTCAGCCTGTTTTTTTTTCGCAGCCTCGTCATCTTCTGAAAACATTTGAATATTGATTTTGAGCATTTTTTGGTTCCCTTCCATTTTCCCGCGTTGGATGCGATGTATTTAATCCTTTATTCAAGGTTAAAACCTTATTTCGGTATAACTTCACGATAGCCGTAGTCGTATAAGATTTGCCTGACATGAGATGTATTCAAACTTGACAATCCCCTTCGGAAATCTAGTATATTTCGTTCGAGTTTCATGTTAGTCAAGATTGTGATCCATCCACGATTGTATAGCGATAACTCAACATATACTTCGTTACGCCTATCCGAAAGCATGATGTCTATCTGTGTGATATACATCACCTGTCTAGTAGTGGTTTCTTCATTCAAATGCACCTGTATCTGTGCCATAGTGTCTTCATCCTCATCGAAGATTAAAACATCGATGGATTCCTTGCTATGTCTGATAAACTGTACAGTGCCTACATACTCAGCATCATCTTCATCTTCATAGTCTAGGTCTTCAACCTGAACCTCAAAATATTGAAGTGCTGATTCAATATCTTGAATGGTTTGTNNAAAGACCTTTTCCTCATCGGTCTTCCAACACCCTACAAGTAGAAGTGTCAATATGAAGATGAGTATAAACATTGATCGTTTCATTCTTTGTTCCCTCCAGTGCCCATGTACTGATTCAATTTATTTGCAAATAGTGTTGCATCTTGTTTGGCAGCATCAACCTCAAGTTTTGACTGTTCAATAACTTGGCTTGCTTGTTGCATTGCCGTGATGTACTCAGTTGACATGGAGATAATCAATTCATTAAGTCTCTTGATCTCTTGATTCATCTGTGCACCTTTTTTGACGATTTCGTCTTGACCTGAGATGATTTCAGCGGCTTGCAACAGTTGCTGTTTCATGTTCTCATTGTCTCTTGCTAGAGTTGCTATTCGACTTTGTTCTTGCTCATTTAGCATCTCGATGATGTCATCCTTATACCCACCTAAGACCTTCTCAGGAAGCATATTGATGTATGTCTTGGCCACGATTGGATTCTCTAAGACTTTGCTTTGAAGGATTGAATCTAGTGTTTGTATTGTCGATAGTTCTGAATACATCGCACCTTGACCTGCTGTTGCAATCACATCAAACTTCTTGCCATACAGTTGATTTGGATCGAACTGTTGTTTGATGGTTTCTTTTTTCTTTTTGACATAGAACTCAGTCGGTTCGTAGTAGAACTTGTAGAACTGAAACATGACGAGTGCTTGCTTTTGTTTTGTGTACCAGAAGCGTTGACGATAGTCTTCAAGTGGTTGCTGAGCTTGTGTTTGAAGTTGTGCGATTGCTGCACCACTCATATTCTTGCCTAGTACTTCACCACTCATGACCTCAGTTGCACCTGTTGTCGTTCTAATCAACCCAACGAACATATCAACGAAATTGAGGTTATCTGATGGAATGTTTCCGACATCCAGTCTCTTGATCCCCCAATCACTTCCTGCTGAGTTATCAGTGATCACTTGGTCAGGTGCATTTGTGATAGATTCACCTTCAGCAAGTGCACCACGTTTCTTCATCCATCCGCCTAATGCCATATCACGTCTTGCTTTTTGATAGTATGCAAGGTCTCTATTGATGATGTTTTGATTCTCAATCATATCTTCGACCAATCCGATGCCATAGATTGAGTTTTCTCTCTCTTCAAACACGCCAACGACAATTGGATAGAGGTTGAACTTATCTTCACTATCTTTGGTTGTTTCTTGTGCTGTCGATGCTAGACCGGTATTTGCTTCGTCTTCATTCTTGATGCCTTTGATATCCTTCAAAGCCTTTTGAATATCAGGTTTGATAGGCTTTGCATCGTGTATGATAGCACCACGTGTTGATTTGATCACATAGACTTCACCTTCGTGTCTGAAGTATCTCGTAAGCACCGTGACATACTGAGTGCCTTGCTGTTCTTCTTCCATGTATGGTGATTCACTTTGGTCAGCCATGATGATGTCAGGATCGCCACCGTTTTGTATGACTTTTTCCTTAACAGCATCTAACTCTTCTCTTGATGGAATGATGATCCACTTTTGCTTTTGCTCGTCTTCCTCTAGAGGATTCGATACAATGAAGTTAAGTGTATCTATTCTTTCAACATTCAAGCCACCGGGATGTTTTGCATCTTTGCCTTGCTTGTCATTATCCCAGTAGTAATGATAGATGTATGTGCCCTTTTTGACACCTGAACTGAACGCTTTACGATCAACCTCAGGCATCTTGAGTTCAGCTTCCATATACTCATGCCAATCATTGAGAATCTTTGTATCTGAACCATCCTCAGCAGTGAAGATGACCTTGACTGGTGTGTTCAATACGCCACTCTTGATGTTTCTTGAGATGAACTTTGTGATGTTTACAACAGGTCTTGGTAGATTCTTGGTTGCTTCGGTTGCTTTTGGCCATTGTCTGCCTTCGTAGTAGTCAACGAACTTTGGAATGCCTTGAAGCAATCCGATGGTTTGGAGATATGCACGCCCATTGCTATATTCACCCCATATTTTGTTGGAATCAATATCAATCTTCATTTTTTATCTTCCTCTCCACTTATCCATTGGTCATATGTTGATAGTTTTGGTTTGCTACCATCTTGAATAGCCGATACACCTGCAATAGTATTCAGCTTGGCAACCTTTGCCTCAAGCGATGTGATTGTGTCTTGCTGTTGCTTGAGTTGTATCTTCAATCCATGTATCTCAATCGATTGCTTATCAATGAGTTCTTTGTTTGCTGAGTGATTCGCATATATCTCTTTGAGCAACCCTTGATGATGATCCTTTTTTCTGTTCTTAAATAGTGCTACCATTCGTCAAGACCTCCGTCTGTTGTAGTCTTTTTTCTACCAAAGAACGCTTGTATGACATCCACCTTTTCCTTCTCATGCTTTTGCCATAGAGATGATTGCTGATGTGATATAGCGTGTGCTATCATTGTTGCCATGATCATGTCGTCATGCTTACCTTCAATCGCTTGTGCCTTGCCTTTGTCATCCTTGACGAATGTCAGCATCTCTCTAAGCGTTGTGATGTCTCTGATCACGTGTATATCTTCCCTTACAATGTCTTTGAAATGTTCAATCATTGCAGGTCTTGTCAATACTGTTGTTTTGAACCCTAAGGATTCAACCATGACTTTTGAGATGTTGTCGATGTTTTCTCTCGCATACTGTCTAGCACCTAGTTCCATCAATCGTCTTGTAGGATAGATTGAGTAGTTCACTTCGATGCCTATCAATGCTTTGTGGTAGTAATATGCCAGGCAATACATTTGCTCAGCGTATAATCCTTCATCAACTCGTTGCTTGATGTAAACAGCAGCATCCTTCTTAGTGATGTTATTGATCACTTTGGCCGTGAAGTAGTCTTCACCAATGCCTGCCGTGTCACCACCTAATACATACGGTGCGATTCTTGTTTCTCTCTCATCGACTTGCACGATTGGTTTCTCATACAATGTGATGTCACCATATGGATCATCAACCCATCTGATGGTTTCATCTATAATCAGTAACTTGTCATCCTTGATGTATGTCTCATATGTGAAATACCCTTTGCCAACAGGTTTGTCCTTCTTGATGTGCTCAATGTGATTGATTACACGTTCGTTGTTAAATACGCTGTCACCACTGAATATGAACGCTTCTAGTGGATTGCTTGGATACTCTTGCTTAAACTTCGATAAGTCATTGTTAAGTTTGTTCTTGATGGTGCTTCTACGCCATGCCAGTTGGTTATCACTCAGGTTGTAGAGTTCTTTGAGTTCTTGCTCGTTGCCATAACGTTCGATATCTTCGTTGATGATGAACCCGGTTGGATCCATCACATACTCTTCATGCTGATGCCATGCAGCGAATATCGGTATATAATCATTCTCTCCATTGACGGCAGCATCCCAAATGTCTTTGAACTTGTTGAACCCTTTGGCTGTTGACTCTAGGAATATCATCGAGTTCTCATTGTCCGGAACAGCTTGAAGCAATCCATCGAGTGTTTCAGATATGTCGCCTGGCCAAAACGCTACTTCCGATGCGTGTAAGATATTGATCGTTGCTGAACGTCCAATGCCTTGACCACCTGCTGTATAGCATACGATACTTGATTTCAACTCACCAAACTGTAAGCCATAACCTGTGTATGATTCAGTCTTTGGCTTGAGTTCAGGGATCAGATTGTCATAATATCTTCTTGTCATCTCATAAAGGTTTCTTGTTGCATCGTCTTTATGTGTGACAATAGCCATCTTGATGTTGCTTTCGGTTGCAACTCTCTTGAATCCGATACCTTCGATCAATGTACTGAAGCCCATCTGACGTGCTTTTAATACGATAAATCTCAGTGGTCGTCTCTTCTTTGATTCCTCTTTGATACGCTCATATAATGCTTCCTGAGGCATTGTGAACTTATCAAACAGTCTCAACTTTGAATTCTTATCAACGATGAATAAGAAATTGTTGATATATGATTTCGTATTGACGCCCATCAGTACTTCTCTCCATCAAGCTTTGATAAGATAACCTGTAGTGGTGTTCCTCCACCTTCAACCGTGATGTTTTGCTTTTGCTGCCATCTCTTGTTTCTACGGTTAAGCAACCAGAATTGATTTGTGGTTGGATCAGCCGGCTTGTATTTTTGAATGGTTATTGGTTCCATTGTTTCAACGGTCTCTTTGACACCATCCACAACTCTAGTTATCTTTGTCTTCACAAGGATCTCTTCAGGATAATAGAACCCTGTTGCAAGTTTGAATGTTTCATTCTCAACTTTTGCATCGGAAACTTCCTTGTTATTCTTTAAGGCCTCACCTATCTTACTGTGAACCTTTTGCCACTCATAGAGTGTTTTCTCAGATATGTTCATTGCCTTTGCTAACTCTTTGTTAGTCATTCCTGACCTAACGTAGTCTTCAATCAAAGCAACTCCCTCATTGCTTATCCAGTAAACATATTTAGATTTTGCACCTTTGCCACGTCTTTTTGCTTTCATATAATCAACTCCCATTTTTTCGCTGTTGGATGCGAATACTTCTTAATGTTAGTTTAGTTTCTTAATTTTGCTATTTCATAGATGAAATCGCTTTTAGTGTCATATTTAGAATAAAGGCGACCATTTTCGATCGCCTTCTTTGTATAGTACTTGCTAGGTATTCTTTCCCCTAGTATGACATCTCCTATTGAATCACCTTCATA